TTCGTCTGGCAGAAGCATGGAACAAGAGTGATAAAACAAACCCGATTGAACATATTGAGAAGTTGAGTAAAAATAAGTTATGGTCTGCCATCAATGAACGAATGCAACAGAAATGCAAAGGTGGAGAACGCGAAGCTTGTTGGGTAGATCATTTAGCGAAATCAACAGACCCTATTAAAAAGAAGTTGCGACCTGTGGCGCCGAAAGAATGGAATAAGAATCCCTACGAATGGCTTAGTAATTTTGACATAGAAGATGCTATGTTCCAATACGAAGATGATCCGCAATACAAATTTAAATTTATTGGGGTTTTTCCAGTTGATTTTGCGGTAAAGACTGGATTTTTCGGGCAATGTCTTCATGTGGAAACCTGTAATATTAACTTTAAAAAGTTGAGAAGCAAAGGCTATAAATATGCCGGAATGGTAATCAATATGGATCATCACGATGAACCCGGATCTCATTGGACGGCGCTATTTATTGTATTGGATCCGCGTTCGCCTTCGTATGGGGCATATTACTACAACAGTGTCCCAAATCCTCCTCCCAAAGAAGTAGACATGTATATGAAGATGCTTCGTAAGAAAGCAGAGGAAGATACACCAAATAAACCCTTTAAATTGGAATACAATACTTATCGTCATCAGTACCAGAACACAGAATGCGGTGTATTTTCCATGGCTTATCTTGTGCGATGGATTGTTTTATTACAACAAGATCCCGCGACTCCTTTTGACAACATTGTAAAGATCAAAATACGAGACAATGATATACACAAACTTCGTAAGAAATTCTTCCGTAAGAGTTCTGTATAACTCCTCCCCGAACAACAATAAAAAATGATATATAGCTAAAATATATTATTAAATTATAAGAATATAAAACAAAACAATGCGAATTAAACTAATTATCTGTTCAGGCCATTGCCCTGTCGTGTCATTGAGACGACAAAATAGCGATATATCTACATCTACGAACAATCGTAGTCATGAATTTACTACAACGGTAATAAATCGTTCGTCCTTATCCTCGTCGTCTTTGGCGTATCCATCGCCTTTAATAAAAACACCGGCAACCGTCACATTCAATGTACAATTTGAGTCAATCTATCGTATTATGCTTCATTATAGCAATTGGACAAGAGATGATACGCGACACATTGCCGAAAAGGTAAAGTTTGGTGTTCCCATTCTTACAATGCTTGATTGTGAAAAAGTAGTAAATAGCGCTTTCACAAATGGTGTCAGTATGGTATGTACAATTTCGCAAGATAAGGCAGTTCTATACTGTGAGGCACTTGTTCGTGTAGGTTTGAAAGCAACCGTAGAAGAAGCTTAAAGCAGTACAACTAAAATCAAATATAGTTCTACAATGTCAGATAATGAAAGAGTCACTTTTTTGTCGGCTGAAAATTTAAAGCGATTAGGAGCAACCATAGAGAGTTTTATATACAATACATATCAAATACAACTAAAAGATATTTTAGGTTTTCAAGAATTTCAACAGGTTCTTCGAGATGTAATGGTATTGGTAGATACGAATGGTAAGAATTTTTCCTTTATAGAAAAAAATAAACAGGTAATCGTTCAAGTACGAAATATCCTCTTTGAAAATATAAATAAACGAAACAACTTTTCCAAAGAAGTAGAAACAGCACCAGTGCCAGAACAAGAAATAGAAACCCGACCAAATATGCGTTCTATTATGGATCCGGTTGCTTCTGCTTCTGGCACTGGTGATGTTTCTACCGTCAACCCATTTGAAAATACAATCATGCCTGTTCCTATAGATCGGGTAGGAACACAAATAGAACAATCGGAAGATGTCTTCTTTAAGAAATTAGACGAACTTGAACAAAAAAGAAAAGCACCTGCTCCAGGTACGGTTGTCCATCCGCCTTCATCTCCTCTCGCTGCCATTTCTTCCATTTCTTCTCCTAATCAACCTTCTTACATTCCGTCGTCATCGCCGTCATTTCAAAATTCATCCCAATCTACGGAGCATGTAATTGTTGCTATGCCACCACCTCCACGCAAAGGTACAGCATTTATAATATCGTCATGGGATCGCTATATTGTCGATAATCCAGAGCGTTCTATTTTACGATGGAATACTCCCCTACCTCCTTTAAGTGATCAAATTGGTACACGTATTGCTGGTATATTTCTACCTATCTCGCTTTCTACGTATACACCCTATGTTCATATCCTATTGGATGGTCCAGGCGGTAATCAAACATCTTTCATTCTTGCTCCAGATACCGTATTAGGCAATAAGACTCGCGGATGGCAAAGATGGTCTCCATTGGATGTAAGTCTTTCCTATATTAAGAATATTTCTTCCCCATGGATAATTTATTTAAAGTCTGCCGACGGAACCATCCTCCCATTGGGTCTTGATCATTTACATATTGTATCCATTGCCGTAGATATTACCAATCGGTCTGCTACTTTGAAATTAGGAACTTCCATCCCATCTCAAGAGGTAATACTAAACGAAGGAGATTTTCAAGTAGGCGACCAAATATGGATTTTCATAAAAACGGAAAAAAAGAAGACCGAAGTGCTTTCCGTTTCAAAAGACAGCATACAAATTCGCTATAATATCCCAACGCATACTCCATCCATGAGCAACGCCGTCCA